CTAAAGTTATTGACTGACCATCCCAACCAACATTCCTACCTGCTAAATTAATTTTTGACCCAAACTGCGATAAGGTTTTTACACCGGAAGCTGTGTTTATAGGAACTTCAATTGATCTACCCTTTTGAACAGCTTGTGGACTACTAAGGGCAGCCAAAACCATATCCGAAGCCTGTTTTACTCTAGGGTCAACTTCCTGCTCTAACAGCTTAAGCTTGCGATTGTGCTTCCGACTAAAGCTTTCCAAAAGTTCCGTAAAAAAATCCATAACTTATAATAGACAAATAGCCCCTACTCTTATTTAGAGCAGAGGCTATCCTATTTGAATGTAAGATACTAGTTAAGCTTATCGTAGTCCACGAAGTCGTAGCGGAAGGTTACTTCAATAGTGGAAAACTCATTTGTTCCGTAATTCTTTTCAGAGAATTTAACACCTGTTGGATACACACCATATAATTCAATGTATGCGTGAGGTTCGTTGGTGTTATCAAGCTCAAGAACAGTCATCTTCGAAGCCTTAAACGATTTGTTACCAGGACCACCAGGAGCGGACAGCTTCGTCATGTCACCAGTCATCGGATCGTAGATCGTCTTGAACCAGTTCCAAAGGGCAGGGCTGGTTTGTGATAATAATTGATTATCAAAAGTAATATTAACATTCTCAGGCGTAAACTTACCAGGGTAGTACACCTTATCATTAAGTCGATCTACCACAATATCATCAATAGCACCCGCAATAGGACTGACCTGTTTAGCTGCTGCTGTAAGAACTTGTTGAGTACCGATGAACTCCGCAGGGAGACCGTAGAACTTCACTTCAAATTGATACGACCGCACAGAATCGAGCTTTGTAGATACCTTAGGAAGGCTCTTCCCAGGCTCAAAGTTCGCTCTGTAGTCGTTCTTTAAATAACTATCTACCATGATTATAATTAGTTAATGGTTGCCGATTGGCTTGTGAGGTTGACCTCGAAGACAATCGTTTCAGCAGCCTTCGTAGGCTTAATTGTCACCGAGCACCAAAGCTCATTTCTATCAACTCGCGCAGGAGTGTTCGTAGTAGAGTCGCACTTGACAGCACCCTCAATAATTGCTCTTCTTGCTAAGAGATCATCAAGGAACGGGTTAATCGAGTCCTCAACAAGCTCCCAGGTAAATTGGTCGTTCGGCTCGAACTGGAATGGTTTACCAAGCTCAAGCAGCACCTTACGGATGTAGATCATCAGTCTGCGAACGTTAACTCTATCGAGAGCAGTTGGTGCTCTTTGAGTAGTTCTTTGACCGAAGATCGTAATACCCGTTGTAGTGTCATTCGAAATCGGGTTGATCGAGTTCGAGTAGAGGGCGTCTCTATCGCCCTGGTTGAGCCTAATCTCTGTGTTAGTAGGTTTGGTCAGACGACCTCTTCTGAAGCCCGCAGGAGCGAACCACGGCTCTGCAACGCTGTCTGTGAAGACACACTGTCGAGCAGCAAAGATAGCCGGATCATACCATTGTTCTGCACCGGCAAAAGCATTGAAGACCTGAACCCAAGGCCAGTAAACAGCAGCGTAAGAGGAGTTAAGAGCAGACTCTCTAGCCGTTGGATCTTGACCGTTCATCCATTGAATCGCATCTTGAACTTCACCCAGAGCAACCGGAGGAGAAACAAGAGCTAAGAAGTTCTTCGAGGTTTCAGCCAGCGAGACTAAAGCATTTTGAACAGCGTCATCGTAGATGCCAGGGGCCGCAGCGATAGAAATGTTAAGAGCGTCATCATCTAAAGCATACATACCTGTCTTACCAGCAGCTTCACCAATGATAGAGCTAGTATTAGCAGCACCGCTTTCGCCGTTAGCGAGACCGTAAGTGCCTTCGATAACTTTCACGAATCTAGGAGTTCCAGCAGCAGTGCCAGTGCCTGCACCATCAACGAACCCAGCAGCAGTGGCCGTAGCACCAAACTGGTTAGGAGCAGCGTATGGACTTCCATCTTTCTCAAGCTCAACGTAGACATACTCAGATTGATTGTTGTCTAAATCATCGTTAAGGATAAACTCAACGGAAGTGATACCTGATGGGCTGAGTTCCGTGTTGTTGAACGATTCGACTTGAGCACCATCGCTATTGATAACGATCTCATCCCTAGTCGAAATGTTGTTAACTTCAACCGAGAGTCCCTGCGTGCTACCATCTCTAAGTGTGGTCAGGTTGTAACCAGTCCCAGGGTAGTTAGAGTAAGCAACAAGATCAACATTAGAAGCAGTGTAACCACTTGCAGTCTTATCGGCAGCAGGGGAGGCAGCAGCAGCACCCAAAACGTCTAGCTCATCAAACGTCATCCCAACACTAGAAGCTCGGAACGTTGCACCGGAACCGGCAAACTTAGAGGCGAGGTAGATGTCCGTACCTTCAATGTAAGCAAACACATTTTGATCCGAAACAACGTCTGGGTTGAAAGCATTTTCAATGATGGTTGCAGCCGTTGTAAAGTTAGTGGAGCTTACAAAGCTGACAATACCCGTAAGAGTTGTTGTACCGGCATTGTTGGTGATCGAGTAGTAGATGGAAGAAGTATCAGTCGATGGAGTGTAGCCAGCGACCTTTACAGCAGGAGAAGCACCAACATCAACAGCAGCAGAAGCGTAACCAGCAGTTGCGCTACTATCAATCGCTCTGACATAGTAGAGTTGGTTAGTGGCTTCTAATATTTCAAGAGCACCTTCAAGACCTTGGCCTTGCATGTCAGTATCAGGCTTACCAAAAAGTCTAATAAGGTTTTCTTGGCTTGTTACAAGGGTAGCTTCATTGACGGGACCTTTATTAGCAAAGCCGACTAAGCCTACAACGCTTGAATTGATGTTCGGCGTGTAAATCGAAACATCATTCTCAAGAACTACAACGGATGGACTGGTTGGTATAGCCATGATTATTCACTCTCTACTGGGGTTTTTGTTTTTCTTTTCTTAACTGGAGTTGGGACAATTTTAGGTTGTGGATCAGGAACGATAGTTAACTTACCCATCCTACGATGAACCAAGTTTTCAACGACCTTGCTCTTCCAGTTGTTAGGAACTTCTATTTGCTTTTTAGGACCAACAAAGACAGTCTTCACACCTTCGGGCGTTCCAAAAGGAATGCTAAGTCCTTGCATACTTGTATTCTTAAATATCTTCATGTAAAAGCTCCTACTATATTTATTATTGTCCTTGCAAAGATAGGCTAGTAATAGTTAAAGTATTTCCTGCTGTTATGTCTTGAGCGGAACCTATATCCCACCAAGCATAAATATCTTTCCCTGCTGTAAAATCAAAGGCAGAACCTTCAGCACCGGCAGCAGCAAGAACCACATACCTAGCACCTTCAAATGCACCGGAGAATTGATAAGCATTATCGCCAGTTTGGAGAACTGCTCTGACTGCACTTGCTAACCCTAGATCAGTGTGACTAGATACGTCAAAGTTAGCAGCGTCTCCAGTGGCATCTCTAAGGACAATCAAACCAGAAGTACCACCCTGAGTGCTATCATCAGTAGGTAAAGAAGAAACAGCACTGACTTGTGTTGTTGTGCTTGTATCGTAGCTCCAGCTACCTTCAGTATTAGTGGCACTACAAAGAACTAATCTGAATTGAGCGTCAACCGCACCAGAGCAGAAAAACTCTTCAAACATCTTTTGCTTGCCTAAATTAGTCCAAACCATATGTAAAACTCCTATAGTATTTAGGTTGAAATGTTATTTAAACTGCTCTTAAATTATTAACCTATAACATGGATTATGAGTAGATCGAGTAATAGGTGTTGATGTCCGACTCGATGCCAGCGCGGTTGGTGGACTCGTCGCTATGATACAGGATGAGTTCTTGCGCTCGCGTTGTGCCTGAAGCGTAATGTCTAAACAAGGTCGAGGTGCCTGAGTAGTTCCAAGCGGTTGTTCCCTGCGTCGTCGTATCTTGACTCGCCGCTGTGCCGTTGTGTGCCAGCGTCGAGCCGGTGCCCGAGATGTATATGTTGCTAACTAAGTGTTGGCCTGCACCGACGCCCGTGATGAGTTGCGATGTGTAGCCTGATCGATATGCCCCGATCCTTCCGCCAGATACATAATCAAGAGTAATCGGAATGCCATCGGGGCTGGCAATGTTGTCGTCAGCAGTGAACACCCACGTATTGTTCATACTAAAATATCCGCAACTAAAGATCGACAGAGATCCGTTGCTGTTGGTCAATCCGACAAGCATAGATTGACTTGTGCCTGTAAACTCTATAGCGGCCTTGCCGTTCTCGGTAATGACTGATGTGCCATCGTAGATTTGAGGCTGGCTCGCGGTCGTCGTCGCATCGTTACCGTT